GAAATTATCTACCACATCTAAATCTAAAAGCTCTACATCGCTTGTTCCATCATCGCGGTAAAACTTATTATCTGACTTCCTGAATACAAGAGTCTTGTAAACATCTTTTATTAAATTTGGTGACGATAGACTACCCATTAAGCTGTACCATAGTTAGGTATTATATCCGTATAAGTTGGTGCTGATACTGATATAGTAGTATACGTTGTTGAGGCAGAATCAGCAGTATCTGTATACCTGTCACTTTTATCTTGTTCAAATGTTATCTGATGTGTTGTCATAATAGCATCATTAAACGCATGTCCAACCTCATTGAAAGATTCTACACCAAATTTTCCTGGTCGCCATGATAAAGCCATTAGAAATCCACCGGTTTTATGTATTTAAAAGTACCCGCTCGCGCGCGATACGCGAACTTCCTTGCTCGTTTAATCCCAGCTTCATACTTCGATCCGAAATACTGTGCAAGACTACCCCCATCAGGATTTCTCTCATATCCATACTGTATTGCTTTCTCAACAAGATGTTCATGGAATTGAGGAAGTATTTCATTTTCTTCGGTAGCCCAAGCATCACTTGCTGAGGGCTCACTAATTCTATCCGCACGTTTATAATAATAGATAGTAGCAGTAAGGTCGTCCTGATCTGGCGATGCAAATGTTGCATTAATAGCATCGTACTTTGCAATGCCTATTGAATCTCGTTCAGTCCACCATACATATCTTGAATGTGCCATTATGTGATATCCCTGATGGCAGGCCGACCAATAAGATGTGGAATCCCCTCAGAATCTCCATCATCGTTCTCCAAGTCAACTGACCGTATTTCTAATATCTTATCGTCAAGAGCATAAAATCTCTGGTCCTTAATAGTGGGAAAGGTAATCGCACTATCCAGCACCCTTGTCCTTGCTGTGAAGTCATCTGATGCCCTATTTATCATCTTAACTATTTCCACGGCTCCTAAGTCAGGGTGATGCTGTTGAACCAATTCAACCATTTCCCCTGCTTTCATTTCTGTACTCCCACAAAAGATGTATTCTTATCAGGACTAGCTCCAGCCATATAAGGAGCCCAACACTGTTCGTACATCGCCTGAACGTACCCTAACTGACCCTGAAGCCACTGATAATCCACAGTATCCTTCTGTATAACAGCCTGATAAAGCTGAATCTTCTTACCTAGATCAGTGGTATACTGTGTAACCTCCTTACCTATCAAGGCTTGGAACTCAGCCATCTCAGTAGCATACTCCTGAAGTCCTGCTGCATATTCAGTATCCTTAGCCGCGAACTCAGTTACATTCTTCTGTATAGTGGCCTGATAAACAGTGCTCTCTTTATTAAATTCGTTTAGTTCCTGCTGTATTGCCAGCGAATACTCCTGGAGCTTATTAGTATAATCTGTTGTCCATTTCTGGAACTTGTTCTGAAGCTCATTATTCTGGTACGCCTGAACCGCATTGTTTACCTGCATCTGATATTCTTGAATCTGTGCGGCATACTTGTTTAATAAATTACCATCATGAGAGCCTTCTAATTGTGCTTCTGTAATATATTCCTGTAACTTGCCCTGATATGCAACATTTGCTTCATTGAACTCATTTAACTGGTTCTGCATAGCCTGACTGTATGCACCTACATAAGTAGTAATCTTAGCCATCTGAGACTGTGCTAACTCAATATCTTCCTCTGTCTCTATCATGTCAGCGAGTGTATTCCACCACTTGCTAAAATTCAGAGTATCCGCCTCTGTTCCAATTACACCAGCATCCATAGCTACTGTTAATTCTTCTGTGACTCCGCCCACCTTTGGAGGGGTATAAGTTGGTACGGAGCCACTTGGATCGGCCACAGTTGGTGCACTGGAGAGGGCTGGTGCATCCAAAACGGCCGGATTAATATCAATTAAAGCATTATCTGTTGTCAGGTCTAAATCTGTAATACTTGGAAATGCTGGGATCACAACATCTGGACTAGCTCCTGTCAAACCTATTGTCGGCTTGGTATATGTAGGGGCTTGCCCAAATCCAGCGATACTTCCATAATCTGGAGCATCAGGTGAAGCTGGTAAAGTATCAATACCAGAAAGATCAAGGTCGGCCACAGCATTAAATACCGTAGTATCAGCATCAAGATCAGTAGGTAAAGCAACTCTTAAATCTATTAGCTTAGAATGAATAACATTCATAGCCACCCATAAAACCACATGTCTGTAAAATTCTGATGGAAAACTAGCAATAGTACCATTTGCATCACTGATCGCACCATATGCAACAGAAGATACCTGAGCAGGAGCAGCATTTGTTGGAGTAGGAAGAACAGTCAGTGTACCATTGAGGATATAGTATTTAGGGTCAGTAATTGGAGCATAGTAAATACTCGTATTATCCCCAATCTTTGCCCTGTACTGGGGTGAAACCGGTGAGCACCTCTTAGAATCTCTCTGCACGTCAAGGATTCTTCCTTTTGCGGTTGTATCAAAAGAGACACCATCCGTAGCATTTAGTACGGTCTCAGCTGCGAACATATGCAACAAGCCAGGGTTTGCTGCTTCAATTCTTGAAACAACAGCCTTTACCGCATCTGGTAACCACTGGACTATCTCAGTTGTCTGTCCTGAGATATCTCCAGCGTAAAACTGTACCTGAGTACTAAAACTAGCCACTATTACGAAGCGGGATAATTGTCGATGTCAGCTACAGTATCGCCAACCCATTCTCTGTAAACCATCGCATAATCAGATGAACCAATAGTAACTGAACTCCATCTCCCATAAATGGTAACTCCTATAGGAATTTCTTCTGTTACAATAGTATCCCAAATATCTGTATCAGTAGACACAGCTGAGACTGTTATAAAGTCAGTTCCACCTGTTGTAAAGGTTGCACAGATCGAACTATACGTATCATCACTAACTGTAGACCCATTGCCACACCAATCATAACCACCTCGACCTGTAAGGATACTCAGGGTCTGAGCTATATCTGTTAAATTTCTTGCCATTACTATCTCCTGTTATTTCTTTTCAGTCTTGGGCTTCGACTTCTTTTTATTCTTATCATAGGCCATGCGCCTACTTTCATCATTTACACTTGGACTTTGATGGGGTCCGCCAACTGTGTTGCTTGTAACCATCTTTTCCATTTCTTTCTCCTTTGAGTAAGAAGGGGGAGGACAAGCCTCCCCCAACTAACTACTTTACTACGCCCATTTCATAATAGCGTGAGTTTCTGGAAGAGCAATCTCAAGACCGGCTTCGGTCAAGATGATGTCTTTCCGTCCATCAACGTTATTATTCTGAACGTTTGTGATGATATGCGTGTCACGACTTACGCCGTTAGCGGCTAGCGGACGATACTTAACATTCTTCATGTCAATCATGATAGAATAGTTCTCCGTCGCACCTCTTAGTAAAGGCTCCTGCACAAAGTGCAGATCACCAAACACAGTATTAACCCGCATTACATTATGGCCGAAAGCACCTTTAATGTTCTGCAAGTCAAGGCGGAATCCATTTCCACCATATTGATCTGCAGCGGTGCCGGCTTCAATTTGGCCGAGCTCAACTGTGTTATGTAAGAAGGAAGCACTACCTAGTTTCTGGAACCAGGCAATAACTTTCCTAGATGCGAGGACTAGCTTCTGACCGGAGTTACCGGATTCAGGAGCAAAAATATCCTCCATAGCGTCAACGAAATCGTCGTAAGAACTGGAAGCATATGTAAAGTTTTTCACTTTACCATAAGTCTCTGTATAGGGAAGTATTCCCCATGAATACCGCTGGGGTCCAGCGGATGCAGACTCATCGGCACCACCTGAACCATAAAGCATTGCATGCTCTATGTCCATTTTGTGCTCCATAAGCTTCTCAGACCATACACGTTTATACTCATCAGGTTTCCCACGATATCTGGTCGCAAGAGTCGTACCGGAGAAGAGAGGAATTGCAGTTTTGAAAATCTGGCAATATCCTTCTCTATCGTAGAGCTCGTCCTTCCAACCCGCTGGGTCGGTTCCACCTTCAGCAAAAGCTGAACCAACGACCTGACCTTTTGCATTGTCAGCAAAAGCACACGTTGCAGTAAACAACGGTGTCAGGTCTATTTGCGCGGCAGCACTGGAATCAGCTGTCAAGTCAGGATTCTGTGAGATAAGGAAATGACGGAGAGTTCCCGCCGTATCCGGAATCATCACAACCTGGCCATTCAGCAAGAACTGTGGCACCACTGGAGTAGTAACTACACGTCCATACTTATCATACGTCACGTCAACCTTCATCATGTTGGCGACTTCTGTACCCTTAGTATAAGACGCGGAGCTTGTTGCTCCTTTGGCATCAAAGTTCCTACGCTGCCACTGGTGACGCTGTTCAAGAAACTTGAAAACAGGGTCGTCAGTAGACGCTTTGGCAACTTTTGATAGGTAGACGAAGAACGGCGTTTGCTCCGGAGCTAGTTCAGCAACCCTCTCACCGAAATTATACATCCGGCGTGAGTGATTAACTGAGCTCGACTGCATGTCACCACCAGCTGTTACGCTATATTGGTCTGCCATTTTGAGCTACCTCCGTTTTAGTCTATGTTATGTAAATGGATTCGAACTTCTATAGTCCGTCACCATTTCATCTATTATCCTATCTTCTTCCGCCTTCGGGGACGTATCCACATTTGCAGACGGAAGAACTCCCATCGGACTTGGTATTGAGGATGCTCTTTTAACCTGCTCAAAGTCCCGGCTAGCGGGAGCTGAAGTTTGAGGTTGAGGTTGCATATTCCCAGTACCTTCATCCATTGCAAAGAGCTTCCATAAGTTATCTACCGTGAGTGAGGATGGGTCTGACATTACTTCGATGAACTTACTGATCCGCGTGTCGTCCGCTTGATAAGTGGTACGGAGATGTTCCGCAACATTATTAATGGCTTCTTGCGCTTCACTATCAGCCTTCTGGCGTTGTATCTCATTCTGACGTTCTTGCCTGAACTCATCGCGTTCAGATTCAATACTAGCCTGGAGATATTCTGTCCGTAAGCTATTATATTCATCCATATTGTCTCTCCATCTTTCTGTATCTTCGAGGTGTCGTGCACTAGCCGAGCTCGGGTCAGTGTATGCTTCCTCACGATTGTATCCAGATGGTCTTTGCGGTCTCTCAGGTGGCGGTGGAAACTCTTCCCTTACCTCCTCAACAGGTTCTTCAGATGGTGCTGCTTGAGGCTGAACCTTCTCAAAGAGCGTTGTCATCTGCTGTTGCAGGACATTGTTTTGCTCTTTAAGCCGGTTATTCTCATTCAGCATCTTATCTGCACGAGACTGTTGGTATTGATATCGGGTTTGATCGTTATCCACTACCTCTTGAGAGGTGGTTTCCTCCACGGGTGCGCGAACTTCTTCTTCATTCGCGGCCACTTCAGTTGAACCAAAGGCTGCTGACTCTTCAGGTGCAGCAGTTCCATGAAGAATTATATCATTAACGATAGAACCAGGTTCTTGCGGCACTTCACTACCATCAAGACGCTGGGTATCTATTTCTGCCATGATTAACTCCTTCTACTTTGAAGAACCTCTACGGGTCTTAGAGGGTGTCTCCGGTTTAGAGGCCTGTCTGACCTCACCTTGTATTTGACCCATGGCATCGTCCAAACGTTTCTCAAAGACGGTACCGGCAGCTTGTGCCTTGTTTGTCGTCTTATCAAGCGATGCATCGAACTTTGCCAGCTTTGCTTGCTGCTTGGCATGATACGCTTCGCGCTCACGCGTTTGCAGGTCGCCTTGTAAGTCTTTTATTGTCTCCTGTGCTGCTTGCATCTGCTGTTGCAGCTTAGCAATTATATCTGTACGCTTTAGAACTCCTTCAAGATCGAATACCTCTGTTTTCTTCAGAACTTCCTGCCTATCTATAATACCCTTCTCATAGGCATCCATGTACATTTCAAGCTGAGCATAGCGGTTTGTTGGGAGAGTAGAGCCGGTAACGACAACAACATCAAACTTACCAACGCTAATATCATTAATTACTTCTATCTCCATTCCCTTATCATCAAACAACCGCTTATTCGCGCTATACTCAGTCAGACTATTATTAGGCTGGACTATCCTCACGACCTTCTCCGTCCTATACAGCTGTTGCATCATTGGTATAACAATTTCTGCTGCCCGAGTAAGCCCAGCCTCAATGTCAGCTTGTTTTGATTTTATCTTTCTCTGTCCGAACTCATCGAGAGAGACAGTAGCTTTGTATGTATGTGGAGCCACTGATGAATTACCCATCATCAATTCATATAAACCAAGCTGATGATCAATGTCATTCTTTGCATTATTCTCATTTTGATACAACTCATTCGGAAGTGGGATAGGTTGCACTGGAACAGGCGGTCCCTGATCAAAATCAACCTCTATAGCCACTCCAGGCTGAGCCCACTTCTGCTCAAACTCTCTCATATCAACGCTTCCCGAAGGAATTAAAATCTTTGTATTCGTACTTGTAGTAGCGTGAGCAATAATTAAAGAACGCGTCTTATTAATATACTCCTGCAAGTTCTTCACCATTCTTACATCGCTCATAGGAAATGGGGTACGAGTATGCATATTCATGAAAAGAACCACAGGATAGTGTTCTGTAGGAAGAACACGAGAAAACAACTTCTTATCTCCCATTACCACACACTGTAGAACCCTTGTTGTTGGAGTAACTATGACTTCTATTGCACCCTGATCAATTAATTCTTTGTAAGAAACTTCTCTTGCCTGTGGAGGTTCAGGTTTCTCTTGCCCTTTAGCTGATGCTTCCTGGGCTACCTGTGCATACATCTCCTGCATACGTACCATAGCCTTTTCTGCCTGTTCAGGATTTGTAAATACCTGTCCCTGGACTAACCATGCAGTCTGCTCTACATACTCTGTATAACTCTCTTCACTTAAAAGGTCTTCTTTACCACTAAAACTTTCTCTTACGAGGTAATAATCAAACATCTCCTTGTAATATCTCTCATATCCACGAATATACTCATCAGACTCTCCAAACGTGGAGAGTGTCTGTGTTGTTACATCTTCAGGGAAAGTAACCTCTCCAGAGTCTTCTCTAACAGTAGCGGGACGGTCTGTAGTAAAGTTGTCTGAGGCAGCGTTTTTTATTGCCTTTTCATACATAGGATACAGACGGATTGCCTGATCTTTTGTATATAAACGGGAAATAATGATGCTTTCCGCATCGTTACATAGCCTATCCCTCGAATTTGGATCAATATAAATATCAAGCGGATCAACATCCTTTACCTTCACATCTCCACGGTTCATATCAGACATCGGGTCTTGATATATAAGTAAAGCACCCATGCCAGTTACATAATAATCATCTATAACAGACCTCATAGCAGCTGTACCATCAGATATCTGCCATATATACTCCAAAAGGCCGTTCATTACCTGAGCAACCTTATTATCACTATCTTCACGTGGAGAGACCCTGAAAGAGGGCCTGTTAGAGGTAAGCATAGCTTTCGCAGCTTCAACAGCAGGATGGATTCTATTAACAACAATCGGAGCCTGGCCACGCTCTTCGAGAGTGCGCTTCTGCTCCGCTGTCCACTGTTTTCCGAGACGAAACTCCCGATCTTCTTGAGCATGTGCAGCCCAGGTATCCCTTTTCATGGAATACGTTTTCCAGAGGTCAATAGTCTCTTCTACGAAAGATTTGTCCGATTTGGACTTCTTATAAGCCAAGCTACCTCCATAGACTTAGGGCGAATTTACATTAGGCAGTCATCCAATCCAACACTTTTGTCATAAGATCATCATCTTTTTTCCCAGGGGTGAATTTCTCCACCCTACATGGAGTAGCTTTCTCTAAGGCTGTCCATATTGCATCTAGGATGTCATCGTTCTTCCCAGCTGGATAAGAAAGGAACTCCTGCTGAGCTGTTATGTCTTCTGGCCTGAAATGGAACATCCCCTTCGCGAGCATGGGAACCAGGCTAATTAACCTCTCAGACTTGCGAGTACGTGGTTTTACCCCCTTTTCAAGTCCGGGAATGTATAAATCCTCTTCCATCATCAGAACCCTTGTTGATTGGCGAAGTGCGTCCTGATATGCAGTAGATTCCACTCTCATACGCTTTGGACGGAACTTCTTATAAATTTCGATAATTTTTGCAGGCTGAAAAGCAGGATTGAGGCGAGAACGGAATATATCAAGAATATACTTATGATTATCATGATCAACAGCAATAGTGGCAATAACAAAAAAGTCAGCACGGGCAGAAAGAGAACTAGCGGGATCAATACCGCAATACACCTCAACTGGTTTGATATCCTTTTTATCACCTATACTCCTCGTCAGACAAGGCTGACCATCTATTCTTTCATAGTCGTAATGATGTAATTTAACATATTCTGGCTTAAATGGGGCTGTATCAGGAGATTGGGCAATATTCATGTATTCCTGATAAAATCCGTTTAAATTGCCAACGCTCTGAAATTCGTCCTTTATACCAAGAATACGCTTCTTATTGAAGCGTTCTGGCCAAATACTCTTCTCATCATCGTCCCAGATAGAATACCACATGGTTTTCCAGGCTGAACTGTCTTTTGCCCAATATAAGAAGCAATCCTCTGAAATAACTGTCCCCACCATAACAATACGCCCATCATCAGATAACGAAGGTATCACAGCCTCAGTCATCCACTTCCTATTCTTAGTACGGGCTTCTGCGGTTAAAGCATTCAGCTCTGACTCAAAATCATCTACAATGATAAGATTTGGCCGTGTATCCCCCTCAATAAAGCCCCTGACCCTCTGGCCAGTACCAACTGCGACTATCCTTGTTCCATTTGCAAGGATAATATCACTTCCAGTCCATCTTGCAGCTGTCGTTGCCCCAAAATCACCAATAAGCTTCTTAAACCTATCAGAATGATCTAAATGGTACTTTATACGACTTAAGAAGTTAATTGACTGCGCCTGGGACTCTGAGATGATAACCATGAACAAATCTTCATCATCTTTCTTGAAAGCCGCTCTATACAGAGGAAGAATGAGGCTACATACCGTACTTTTAGCAGTTCCTCGTGGTGCAGCTATAAGAATACGCTTATTCTTGTGATTTAGAAGATTTTGGTATATTTCACTGTGAAATGGAGGAATATCCTTCCTCAGGGCGGTGGGAAAGCAATATCGGCCAAATAATCCAATATTGCCCTTAAATTTCTTTAATGCTTCTCGTCGGGCATATAATGCCTCATAATCCTCACTTTTCTTCTGGGAGTTCTGCAACTTCAACCTTCTTAGCTATTAATTTCCTCTCTTCTTCTTCTATTTCATCTAACATTCTACTAGTTGAGGTGGCTTCAAGCTGAGTTGTCGTCTTAACAACCTGTTTAGTCCGCATACCATGTAAATCTTGTGCATTTTCTATAAGTCTTACCCAATTCGTCATATTCCCAGACTTATTAGCATGTTTCTTGGCTACTTCAAAGGCTTCAACCATCTCATCCATGACAAAAGCCTCTGTTATGCCATGGTCTTGGAGCAATCTCTGTAATTCTTCACGAACCATTTTCTTGAATACCTCCGATTTCATCCATCTCTTGTATTTTCGGTGCTCTCCTGGCGTTGTTGACCCAATAGCCATGTCGATTGCAATATTCCAGTCGAAAGTCTGGGCGTATGCTGTGGCGAGGTTCTTCATTTTGTCCTGACCGGCCCTTACCTCCAATTGACTCTTTCCAGTAAGAGTATGGGGCGTTCTTCTCCCTTCCGCATTGAATTTCTTCCCAGGGTATTTTGTATTCCAAATGTGATATCCCCATGGTAATCTTAAATATACGCTCTCTGAGCCATTTTGGTTCGGGTATATCTTCTTTTTAAGGACTTTAGCACAGAATCCGTCATCAGAGAGAACAAAATCACCTTCTTCTCCCTCTTTCCACGGTTTATAGCTAATATCTTCCTTATCCGCCTCATCCTTGGTATATATATTATATGTCTTCTGCCCCGAATCTCTGTGATTGATAGTAATTGTATGCAATATACAGAATACTTGTTATAACAAGTCCATTAATGGTATCTGGTACCGTAAAGAAGCTGGGTAAGCTAAATTCCGGAACACTAGGCATTCCCCACGTTTTCCCAGAAAGCGTTAAATAGATACCTCCAGCTCCATATAAGAACAAAAACCAGTCTTTCATTGAATCCTCTCCTATTCATATCCCTAGAAAGGGGTTTTCACCGTGATTTCCCTGGCCATATGACCTGGTTCTTGTGTGTCCGTTTCTTGGTATCAAAGTGGATGTGTCTGTCACAAACCTCAATCCCCTCAAAGCCCGCAGTGATACCAGCAGAAACAACTTTGAACCTATCAGTACCAGTCCTACACCTAATATCAGCAGCTTTCCCCATAGAATGAGCGCCTCCTGTAGGTGCTCCCCCAGTGATCTTTGCATTGTATTTTTCACATCTATACCCCGACGTTATTTTAAAAGGTATACCAGCTAGAACCCTGGCTACCTCCAATTTATCCATAAAGTCTACATCCATGTTCGTATCTCTACAACAAGGACAAGCCAACTCTTTATCCGTGAAATGCCTCCAATTACTCATCTCGGCCTCCATCATGTAGTAATGCCCTATCTGGCATTACTCATATCTTCCAGCCATAAGCCAGAAACCTGTTGATATTCTAGAACCAGACGTATTATTCATATATTGCCAACAATCGAGCCTATAGTCACTGCGGTAAGACCCATTATCAAGGTTGCCGTTATACTCCATGGATGCTGCGAAGTTCCTTGTTGCAGGGGTGGAAACAGGGATATTGGGAAAACGGCTGACATCTTGCTTCTCTATCCAGTGAGTTTCACCGTTTTTGCTCTTTTCTCTCGTTAAGCTGTCGGTGTATCCCGAACCATTCAACGACCCTGTGGTAATGTTCTTCACGTCGCTTCTTTGCCATAAAACCTGTTATTTTTCTTATTTCTCCCCAAAGGACATCATAATCTAATTTACCATTAGATTTAGCATATTTCTTATAATTATTTTCCATATAACGTGATAATTACGTTTTTAATAAGAACCAAAGCCTTGTTGGATATGACGTAATTATTAAGACATAATCTTCATTAAAAATATTTAATATGCAATAGCTATGATTTACTTTAAGCAAGAACCCCTATCCCCCTGCTGTGTACACAATTAACTAACAAGATCAAGTAATACTTTACCTGGTGAGGAAAATCCCGTCGACAAATCCTAATTCTAGAAAAATATTTTAGAATGGGGGGACGAGATACACAATGCAAGACTCCCCATCTCGTTTCACTCGGTGGGGTCGAAACCTCGTTGAGGTTACGTTCAGAGCTCAGGATGGTTCGCTTCGCTCACCTTCGAGCTCTTCTCTTCGAACCGTCTGCTCTGCCCCCATTCGTTGGGGTAGTTGCGTGACACACACGTGTGCGGACTACCCATAGGTGTAACTCAAGGAGATACAACATGGCTACCAATAGTAACAAGGTAACGATTGGTGAGGTTCGACACTCACGTGTGGGTACAACTGACAATAAAGGAGACTTTATTGCTGAGTTGGACCGCAACAACAGACCTTTGCTAAGTGATAACATAGTTACCACAGTAGCAAAGGACGCACCCCCGGCCAAGGCCAGGGTGAGTGCTTCTGCAATGCGTAAGCTTGCTCAGAAGCATAACCTTCCTAACATTGCGGAAGGCGTCGATTACGTGTTTACACGTACATTCGCCTTAGAAGCCCGCGACGGGCGTCCTGAGGCGAGATGGGACTTCTTCCGGCCTGTGTCGGAAGGTGACGTAAGCGAGCTATACTCATAGCTCAGCTCTGTCGGTGAGTGAAGGGGGTTTCATACCCCCTTTATTACACGGTTGGTAATAATCAGCCGAATAACTTACTTGTATTAACGGGGATGTACACCCCAGCTAACAGCTTAGATGAGCAACAGAATGAGGATAGCAATAAAGCTCCTCTAATACAAGTTGAAATTTCTATACTTCGATTGGTCTTACACTCGGTGAGGATTTAAGTCATCCTCGTTAAAAGATGTGACTTTAAGATACGGACCCAATCAGAAAGGTAGAGAGCCTAATGTAAGATAGGGCTCTTATAACTTGGTAATCAACAGGTGTTGGTGGCGTGGTCAAATTTTCTAAGGAGGAACGGCTTCCAGTTCACCAACACTTGTGGTTATCTCATAACAAGGGGATAATACTATGACTACATTAGTATGGTTCTTAATAGGACTCATCTCAGGAGCAGTATTCATGTACATTGGTATGATGGTTGCAGACGCAGTCTATGAACATACCAATTACAAGGATGCTTTTCGTGAAGATATAAACAAGGTAATGCAAGAGGCCTTGGAACAGTATAAGTCAATGACTCAACAAACTCTTGCTCAGTACATCTTGAAGGAGAACTTTAAGGATGAGCCTTTACCTGCAGAGGCTTATGATAAGGAGATGAAGGTAAGAGCAAGTATTAGACGTGCTAATGCTGAGATACTAAAGAGCTCAAGGAAAATGCCTTCATCTGTACCAGGTGGTACAGTGGATGAAGATTCTTCTACTTATGGTGATCCGGATGATGGCAGTTGGAAGGGCAGATAATGGCACAATCTAAGCATCATAGAGCCGACCAATCTGCCAGTGAATGGAAGAAGAATAGTAATAAGCGGAAGCACCACGAACACACCTCAATAAGTTTAGACGAGGATAGCAAGCAAAAGCAGGAAGAGAACGCAGCAAGAATGAAGCGTGCTATGAATAGTTCAGCCACTGAAGGGATATTTACTGAAACAAATAATTCCTGGTGGGCGAAGTTTAAACAGAGGATGACTGCGAAATGAAGTTATCCAGTAAAACTGAGGAGTCAGGTGCTCCATTGGAGAAGACGATAGCGGCCATAGCTCGGATCGAGGCAAGACTCGACGAACTTATATCCTGCGAAATTGAGGCCGCGCAGCTTAGTGAAATGGACAGACTGATAGAAACTGGTTGTTTACCGGTAGAAGCAGCTGAAGTATTGAACTAAGCCTATGCGAGGGCTGTAATTCCGCGGTTTTACAGCCCTTATATTTAAGCTTGGTTGGTATGGGTACGGCTATATTCCGTAGTATAGTCCCTACTAACACATCTAGCGGACCAACTAAGCTTTTATTAATAGGAGGTACTCTCATGATTAAGAAGTGTAATAGAGAGGACTGTCATATTACATACGAGACGACATGGCAAGGACCGCCATATCATAAAGAAAGGGAGGTGTTAGGAGTGTCTAAAAAGAAGAAGGCACGTATCACAATACCAAAACAGCGAGTATTTGCTACTATGGAGCAGGAGGAGGAGCTCAAGCAAGTACTCTTAAACGCGGGATATCCGATAGAGGACATTGATATCAAGGTAGATGGTGTCCGAGTAGGATATTGGAATAGAGTGAACCAGGCAATTTTTGATGATATGAATAAGATCATTGAAATGGACCCCTGGGATGCATTTGATGAAGATACTGGGGACAAGTGGTTCTATGCTTATGACCAAGAACCCAGTACTCCTGTAATTCCAATGTGTGAAATAAAGGTAACAGATGATAATTTTATATTATTTCTGAATTACCTATACCTGAAGAGGAATTTCACGACCTTGGGCATTATCCATGTTGTAGAGAAGCCTCATAAGTACAAGCAGTACTTAGAGGATTATAATAAGGAGAATGTCGAATGAAATGGGTATTCTTAGCTCTTTTAACATTTATTCCGGTGATTATCGGATTAATAATGACGTTGAAAGAGTTAAAACGACTCAGAGGATCAAGAGATGAATGGAGAAATGATGCTTTAAAGCTGAACAAAATTGTGAGACAGCTTGAAGGGCTTAAATCCATTGTCTACTCTGGGCGAAAAGGTAAGAAATATGAGAAGGAATAATAAGCTCTATGTAATAGAGCCATACCGTTATAGTGGAATGTGGGTATTTGATGATCCAGATGTGGGTCTTATCAAAGAAGCATTCGTCGCCGGGGCTGACACCTTGATGGATAGAATAGAAGACGAGTATGGAGAGAACTTTACTCTCATATTTTCTGACTCACAATTTCCTAACTGGAGTGTAAACCTGAAGAAGATGACTTGGGCGAATTTGAACAATACAATAGGCAGTGGTACTTATTATTATGTACCAAGGTATAAGCTCAAAGCTTGGCTTTGTGATGCTTTGTCATTGTATTTTAAAAGGCCACCGAAGAACATCTATGCACAGGTTGTAACTCCTTCAACTAAAGGAGATGAGTAATGGAATCAGCTACTCATAGTTTCACAAAGTGGTTTGCTAAAGGCAGCGAGCTCAATAGCTATGTTAGTACCCTCATGGAGGATACTTCTGGCAGTGCTCTTGTAACAGTAAGCCAGTTTCCTGGATTCCAGTGTATAAATATTGTACATAAAATGGAAGCCCAGGAAGCGGTAATAACAGAAGAAAAGGTACCTGTGGTACCAGAAGTGTTGGTCGATGGTCGACACTCTCCTAATCATTTTGCCCATACAAATAGGGAAAAGAAGTTAGAAGAGACAACGGCTATTATCCGGCACTTGACAAAGAATGGGCAATTAAGCACATTCGATTTAGCGAAGATAATCGGCTGTCATTACACAACCGTATATCAGTGGGCTGCAGGTAATGCAGTACCACATCCGGCGCATCAACAGTCACTGGCACAGCTAGTTGCGTCGTTTGGTAATATTGCCAGTAAACAGTAAGGAGGACTCCTTATGGCCAACATAATGTACACTAGTTTTCATACTGGTGGCCAGTTAGCTGAAATGGAAGCTAACACTCCCGCGGAGATTGCACAATCGAACAGTCTCCCATTGGAAGGCGTGGCTATTTTTGTTAATGATAACGAGGCTGTTCCCTCAGCAGTGCTGAGAGACGGTGATCTCGTATCGTTTCAGAAAAAGTCAACGAAGTCCGGGGACTAACCACTTCGATTTGAACTGTGATGCTTAGAGGGATACTGAACGAAGGGTATACCGTGCAAATCTTGGCCCATCTATACATATCTAGATGGATTCCCCAATGATTGAGGTGAGTATTTAAACAACCTCTAGCATTTAGTTAAGGAGGAATGATGGAAAAGCATAATACTAAGTTAGGTTCAACATTTAGGAATGTTGAAACAATGACTATACATAATAATACACCGTATAGACATTATCCTGATGAAGATCAGGGACCATTTCGTAGTGTTGAAGTACCAGTACATAACATGATGTTATATTTCTTTCCTGGTATTGAAAATGGCAGAACATTAGATCAACAATTACTTGAAGTAAATGCAGTAAAGGCTTTGCTTGGTATTGATGATTGGAATGATACGAGTAAGATAAGAGTATTCTTTACTTCTTCACGTGTTCCTGTGGGGAATGCCGGAGCAGATGCACAATATGCAGATATTGAAGAGTCTGATGATGGTAAAAGATATATTCATGTGACTGTTCCAAGGATAATGCAGTTAAATCTTGGAACCCCGAAGATGAGAGGACGAAGAGTGTATAGATTTGGGGAAACCTGGGTTGAATTACGCATGAGTCCAGATTTACAGGCTGTTGTAAGACATAGAAGAGCAGTAGCTGATAGCAATACTGCTAGAGTTTCATTTGTACAACCAAGGACGCATACTCTGTTTATGACTGATGAGGATTTGGAATTAAGATGTCCTGGTCAGCCCTTTACATCAACCGATGATAAAGAGGGTAGAAAATTCATGGACTTGGCTATACATCCTCATATAAGCAATGGAAATGCTTGTTGGGGAGATAGAGAAGGACAGATGAATAACTCTCAATACAAAGGTCAGATAACTGATTTTCTTGGTGGTTGTAAACAATTTATAAGCATCTGGAATAGAAATGGTGCTTATTGGGACATAAACCAGACTTGGAGATCAATGGAAAGTCAAGGTGGAACACTTAGAGATATGAAACTTGACGATTACATTATTCTGCAAGGAGCTCATCAAGGACGTATACGTGATCATGATGATGGCGATCATATAATACCTGATGAAGTATTGACCGGTATTAGATGTATGAGTACAGTATGGATACCTCTTGTAAAACGTGTAGCAGAGTATACTAAGCTTACTACGCTTGAAGCAAGTCAGCTCATTGGTTCTATGATGTATGATATGGATGTTACATGGAATGATACTATTAGACATGCACTGAATATTGAAGGAATACAAAGGGCAGTCAATGAATGGCAAGAAATGTTTCCAAATTTTCGTATAAATGGATTTGGTAGTGATGCATGTCATAACGATGATTGCTTAGGCAATATACGACTTGATCTTCTTGATTCAATTGCTAATGGCAGTTGTAACGATATAAGACATAAAAGTGAGATTGGTAAATATATTGATTACCAAGATGATGTTCCTGGTGCAACTGAACTTAGGATATATCAGACAGTTGGCCCTATGGGCAATGCATATCTCAGAATGGAAAATGCACAATATTGGCTGAGTAGTATCCAGCAGATTCAAGTTGAGTGGGCATGTTATTGTATTCGTGCCATGACAGACAGAGATTGGAGAAGATATCTTAAATTATCCAGGGAATGGAAGTACCGGGTAAATGGATATAGAGACATCATGTGTGAAACTGATGATGGTTTAACGCCTTATTTAGAAAAGATAGAATGGTATATGCAAACTGATTGGTTCTTTAATAACCTGAAAAAGTGTTTAACACTTCTATCAGGGGGAATAACTAGTTTTGCAAGACAGGCTGGCTTTACTACTTATGAAGGGCATGAATTTAAATCGTTTGCACTTGATATTAATATCAAGAAGGTAAAGGTTGACAAGAAACGTTTAGGTTACAGAAGATTTAGTACATTGTTTCCAGAAGAAATATATCTGGATAGTGCTATTAAACTTTTGCATCTTAATGGCTATAGAACATATCTTGAGAACCTTGTTCGCGAAACCGAGAAAACAAGGAGGAAAATTCGTGAAATTACAATTAACGATACCACTAGAGATGCACCACAAGGTGAGATATTTGTTGAGCCGTTTTCCGAAGATGGAATGGAGCGGGCCAGCGTGGTATAACTTTAAGCTGTTAAAAAGTGGGTATCCAAAGAGTGTTGAGCTGAAACATTTTCAGCCGTTAGACCTTGGTAGTAGTGCAGCTACTGAGTATGAGGCAAAGGATTTAGCAAAAATCTTGAAGAAGACGCTAGAGACCATGCCTGAACTTGGTAGATGTATGATGGGACTAATTCATAGCCATCATAATATGAGTGCATACCATAGTGGTACTGATGATGATACTCTTAAGGAAATGGCTCCGGTGAAAGGATTTTACGGGAGTTTAGTTGTCAGCCATGACAATGACTATGCCTTTGAGTTCAGTTATAAGGATCAGTATGGATTTCCACGGGCGTCTGAAGTAGACAAAATTGTTTATGAAGAGCCGGTGTTTGATCAGAATACTATCTGGAAGAAAGAAGCTGATACTATTCAAAAGGCTAGTAAGAAGGCTAAAGCTCTTGAAGCTAAAAAGACCCCTCAACGGACTATACCTTGGGGTGGTCATTATGACGGCTATGGTAGGTATAACAACTATAATAGTTATAACTATTCTGATGGAATGTCTAAGAGCTTAACATGGGCTGAAATGCAAGCAGTTGATGATGTCTATGAAGAGTTTGAAACTGGAAAGTTGACAAAAGGAAAATTCGATGCTGAAATGAAAAAGTATGGGATTGACCCGCTCAAGTATTTCCTAGGAGAGCCTAGTGGACCAGCCGAATAGGTTTTTACGGAACAAAGACCTGATAGACCAGGCGTATCTCAATGAAGTTCATGTGATAGGAGCAGGGGGCATCGGTTCATCCGTTGTCCCCTTGCTGTCTATTATGGGATTTAAACATGTAGTCGTTTATGACCATGATAAATTAGAGGAACATAATTTATCATCAAGTTTGTATCCCACAATGTTCTTAGATACGAACAAAGCTGAAGCAGCTGTCATACAAGCAAGAGAGTATAATCCAAACATTCATGCTGATAATTTTGGTGAATGGTGGAGTTATATGTGGGATGACAAAACTGGAATGGGAAATAAATATGACTTGAGAAAAGTTATAGTTTGTCCAGATAATATGGAAGTAAGGATAGATGCTTATAATGCATGGAAAGTGTATATAGAAAGCAACCCTTGTATTAGCAATACAGCATTCTTTATTGACATAAGAATGGACGCTTTGGCACTTGAAGTGATTACTGTAACTCCATATAATATGGATGCTTACGAGAATTACTGGAAGCCGTCAAAGGATATTGAAGATGCTCCGTGTACTATGAAGCATACAATATTTACTTCATCAATTTCAGCTGGTTTTGGAGTTAACCAAGTATTTAATGTACTTGGAAAGAGGCCTTTTAATGAGTATATTTGGATAGGTTTGGTGCCTTTACAAATTAAGAAGAAAGGTCTTATTGTTCCTAAATAGATATAAAGCTGCGTGGCTGGTATTGTAATGACCCTGTTGTTATTATAATCAAATGAAACGGTATGTTCCTCCTTTCTAGTCACGCAGATTTATAATTGGAGTAGTATGAAAAAGAAAACTGGTCCGAAAGAACGATATCAATCAGATCAAAAATCTTATTATATCAGAAATTGGAAATGGCCTTACAATGGTGAGAATGATCCATCATATATTAAGGATAAAAGAGAACTCTTTGAAAGAAATCAAAATGGATGGTTTGTTTATTCAGGAGTTAAAGGTATTAAAATACCAAAAGAGTATCAGAGTAAAAATGATTGGAGGAATAGGTAATGAAAACACCTACGGTAAACATTCATGGCAAAGAATATGTAATGGTAAAGGACAGAATTGTTGCCTTTTACAATGCATATCCTTATGGTTGCATTAGAACAGAACTTGTTGACTACAAAGATGGTGATTGGATAGTAAAAGCATATTGTTTTACGAATCCAAACGAGCATCCTGAAACTTATTGTACAGGCCTCGCACATGAATCTCATGGGAGTAGTCAAATTAACCAGACTAGTGCTCTGGAAAACTGCGAAACTTCGGCTGTAGGCCGTTGTCTAGCGATGGCTGGCTTTGGGACTGAAGAGTCTATTGCGTCAGCTGAAGAGGTGAAAAATGCTATTCATCAACAAGGGCATTCTACACCTAACAAGGCACTGGCTAGATAAGGAGGTGTCACTATGGCACATTACAGACCACAAGCAACAGAAGGAGCACGCTCATTTAAAAGCAAAGCTCCTTGGTTAGGTTATCAAAGTGCTTGTATTCGTGAATTTAGGGATAAAACCAGTGAGTATGACTGGGCTGACCTGTATCTGGAAATAGAACTCCAGACTGAAGGAAGTCAGTATCCCCAGAATATGAGAATATTTGGTAGCTTTGATAAAAATCCTGACGGTACCATTAAAAAGAATACGCTTTTAAACAGAATTACGTATTTAGTAGATGCTACCGGCTGGAAAGGCGGCGTTGATAAGAATGGAAATTGGGTAGATGATGATGGTGAGATTACTGATCTTGCTGCAACATTAAATGCTCACTTTGCTGTTCCCAAAGACGTGGACCCTGAGTATAAATACTTAGTCTATGTTTACAAAGAATGGGTAGTAAACAAAGACACGGGAGAAGGTAAAGCCTTCACCAGAGTAGATCCCCGGTTAACAGATAGTACTGATCATACGGCCGTTACTAAGTTTAAGGATTATATAAAATTCCTAAAAGCTAAGGGCATTATAAACGAGTACTTTCCACCGGATAATGATGATGAAGGACCATGGAATGCATCAGAAATAGTTGTTACTCCGGTAAATAGACGGCCTGTAGTAGTTACCGCATCTAAAGAATACGATAAACCTGGTATTAAAGATGCAACATCTAAGCAGGATAGACTCCCATTCTCATCTAGTTAAATGTACTGCGAGATAGCCATAGGAGGCCCTCATAACAGAGGGCTTCTTATGGAACTTGGAAGAGATATTCATGAGTACATTCACAATGAAGGTGAGACTATGCCTATTTACAGGTCAACATATGTCTATGATAATGAGGCAGTTGAATATGTAAAGGCAAACGGTACCTTAAAGAACTTCTTTGGCTCAAGGAGCATTGATGTTGTACCTATCGACATTGATAGGAAAGACAACAGCGATGAACATACACTAGATATTGCTCGATCCATTGTAATGGATTTGGTTGATATGGGAGCCCCCGAAGAAGCAATAATGCCAATGTTCAGTGGTACCGGTTATCATATAATTGTAGATGCAGGAATATTTACATTTCCTGCAAAGTCCAAGGATTTACCATTCATCGTTAAAAGAACAATCCTTGGAATATGGGACGACCTTGATGCATCTATATATTCTAGAACAGGGATATACAGGCTTGAGCATACTCTGAATCAAAAGAGTTCTCTGTACAAGATTCCATTAACTCACAGTGAATTAAATAATATGGCAGCTGAGAGTATAAAGGAATATGCCAGGACAAGGTTTACTAACTTGGAAATGAACCATCTTGACATAATTGGTGAAGGGAATGGGGAATTAAAAAGCCATGTAACAACTAATATCCCAAGTGTAAGAGCATTTACTAATGTAACTGAACCTAGGAATGTCGTTCCTTGTGTTCAGGAAATGTATTCACAAGGACCAGAACATGGTCAGAGAAATGATTACATCTTAAGAATAGCATCACATTTCAGGAGAAATGGAATACACTCTGATGCCACCAAGGCTGCATTGCTATGGTGGAATAAGAACTCCATGAAAGAAGAGATAGTACTAGATAAGGTAGAAAGTGTATACAATCGCGGGTATAAGTACAGTTGTCATGATCCATTAATGGAAAAACATTGTAAACCACGATGCATTTACTATAAACATAAGGACTATCTTGTTGAAACATATAGTGCACGTGATATGCAAGAAGAGTTAGAGTATAGGCTCACTGCTGATTTTACTGGCAGGAAAATAGACTTAGCCAAATTATTTGGACTAGGAAACGTCGATACTGTAATATATCCAGGCGAACTTGTTACCATATGCGGACCAACTGGTTCAAATAAAACAACATTAGCTCAGAATATTGCATTAGCATATCATGCCTTAGAAGATGTAATAGCCAAGGATGAACAAATATCTACATTATATCTTAGTCTTGAACTGTCAAGCTGGATGATGCACAGAAGGAATCTTCAGATTCTAACTGGACAGTCAAAAGAACAAATAGGTAGAAATGTAAAAGAAATGTTCAAATTTCATAAAAATGAACTTGATCATATTGTTGTCCAAACAGTTGCACCTACTATAAATCAGATTGCTGATAAAATACGTGAATTGCAGCCTGCATGTGTAATTGTAGATTATATTGACCTTGTAGAACCCCCAAAAGGGATGAGAGGTGAATATGAGACTATCAGGTACATATGTCATCAGCTATCCAGTTTAGCTGTAAACCTTGATATTATAATCATACAGATTAGTCAAACATCAAGGGAATATAGCAGGACAGAGATACTTGACCTGTATTCTGGGAAAGGAAGTGGAGCAATCGAAAATGCTTCAAGGAAGGTCATGATTCTTCAGGGAAATGCAAAGAGTCCTTACAAAACTATCAAGTTATTAAAGAACTCTGACGGTGACCTCTGGGAAATCGACCTTAAATGGCAACCATCATTTAGAATGAGGAGAACATACGATGGCGACAACGCAGGAGATAGTCAAGCAGTTACTTGAACTGGAAGAAACCATAGAAGGTCAAGTAGAGTCTCAGCATGAACGTGATACAAGAAACACGCTTCAGTTAGAAATTCAACAGAAAATTGAAAGTATAGATGAATTTCTAATAGAAGTAAGAAAGCGTGAATTTGTAATGGACGCTTCTATAGAGGCACTAAAAGAGGAAGAAGATCGGTTAAAAACAAGGAGAAGAGCACTTTCTCGAACAAAAGACTGGTTTAACCAGAAATTACTTCCTTTTGTAATTGAAAAGCTAGGAGATGAGGACGGAATTTGGGAAACTGATATTGCTAGATATAAGTTATATGAAACTTATGGAGAAGTAAAAGTTGACCAATCCCTTGTTGATGATAAATACAAGAAGGTTGAAGTCCGTGAATCTATTGACAAAAGTAAAGCAAGAAAAGATGCAATGAATGCTCATAAAAATGGAAAGTTAATAAAAGGACTTTCTATAGAACGTCTTAAAAGGGTAAGAAGATCATGAGTATACGTGACATTGTAAAATTTAATATATACAATGATCACGTAGAAAATATTAGCTTGAAAGGATATCAATTAACTTTATTCAACCTAATATCTTGCGGGATTGAACTCGGAGAAGATGTTACAAATTCATACATTCATCTGATTATGTCAGCATGGAGAGCCTCAATAGCGGTTCAGTTTATGTTTAATTGGAAATAAAGCCTTGGGGATATGCACTATCATCCTTACCTCGGATTAACCCTACCTATGCGGTTATGATAAGTCCGTGTGTATCCCCAACTTTTAAGGGCAGCTTTAGAGAAAAGCTTGTTCCAATACATCGAACATATTGGAACCAGGCATACAAACGCTTGATGAGGAAAATATCAATCCTTAAAAGTAACCTTAGAAAGCGTTCTGAAGAGAACGATGTAATATTCAACATAACTTTAGATGAGTTAAAAGAATTATTTTTAGAAAACTACGGCAAAGAGTGCAAATATTGTGAAAAACAATTAAATATCAGGACAATAGCATGTGACCATATTATCCCCCTTTCAAAGGGAGGAGATTCTGTAATTGAAAATCTTCAGCTTATTTGCAAAACATGTAATACACGTAAAGGTCCTCTTGATGAAGAAGATTACTTAAGTTTAATAGATTGGGTTAAAAAGCAAACTATGGAAGTAAGAGAATATATTATGAGGAAATTGGCAAAAGGAGGAAGATACTAATGGAAATGAAAAAAGTAACTTTAAATGACAGAGACTATGACAGGGTTATAAGAGCTCTTAAATGTTATAGAGTAGAATGTTATTCAAATGACGACATGCTTGAAATGGATAAAGTTACATCTTTTCTTGAAAGAATGGATAATAATGATATAGGAAAGGAAATCCAGAAGGCTCAAGGGACTATGGTTGCAGGGTGTAAAGGAAGTGACTGTGATTAATCATTTTCAAATTTTTAGTAAAAATTGAAATTGAGATTTACAAGAATTTATTCATAAATTCTATAGATGTATGCGGAGACTTTGTTGAAAATTAAACATAGCGGGGCATTCACTTTCCCGACCTTCCCTTCTCTGTATCTTTCCAGGTACAAAGGCACCAAGGATGTTCCGCTTAAATTATGGCAGTTAGCAAAAAGAGGTTGGCGCAGAAACATTGTTCCAACTGGAATAAAGGAATATGTAGTGGATTAATATTTAAGTTTACTCATGGGGAAGGTAAATCTATCACAACATATCATATAGACAAGAAAATGGCTGGCAAGGAATGTCAGCCAGATGGATGTCATTTCTATGACACCATAGTATTACCAAGCATACCTAACTAATATGCTACCTCCATAGTACTGAGTTAGGTACAGCATCAAGGGTGGATTATGAGGTTGTATCTCCTTACCACCCTTGGTGTAAAGTTTAAGTATCCACCCCTTCTTCTCCCCCTGGTAATAGGACTGGGAGTTCTCCATTTACCATTGCTCCTCCAAGAAATGCAAGAGGAAGGACTCTTGTTAAAATCATTAATGTTTT